TTAACTTCCTTTCTAACGCAGATCGCCCAATGATTGATTCAGTTTCTCGCGGAACAATGCCAGAATTTGGAAAAACATTTGAGTTGCCTAAGATTACTGAAGTGCCTCTAGTCGATCAGATCGATGAGAACTCACCAGTAACAGAATCACAACTTGAAGCATCATTTATCACAGTTACAAAGAAGTCCTTTAAGGGTCGTGCAATCACTACTCTAGAATTGCTAACAAACTCAACACCAGCGTTTCTAGATGAGCTTCTTGTCCAGATGGAATACGCTTACGCAAAAGATACTGAAGAATTTGTAACAACTGCTATTCAGGGCGCAGGTACTCTTAACGCAACAGCACAGGCTAACTCAGCAACAGGTTTGCTAAGTTATGTTTCAAGCGCAGCAGCAGCAGTTTATTCTGCTTCACTTGGTTTTGCTCGCAACATGGTTGTCACACCAGAGCAGTGGGCTAACATCATGTCATACAATGATGCTGGTCGACCAATTTACATCGCTGCAAATCCTCAAAATAATGCAGGAGCACTTTCACCAACAAGCCTGCGCGGTAATGTTGCAGGTCTTGATCTTCGTGTATCTCGTTACATGAAGGGTTCTGGTGGAGTAGGAACAGCAGATTATTCAATGGCTGTTATTAACCCAGATGCTTACACATGGTACGAGGGTGCTCGTCAGCAGCTTCGCACTAATGTTAACTCAGACGGAACTGTAGACATTCTACTATTCGGTCAGGGAGCACTTGCCACTAAGTTAGCGGCTGGCGCAAACTGGTTCAACCTAACCTGATAACTAGGTAATTAAGTCGCTCTGGGGAGTAGTAGCCCTCTACTCCCCAGAGTCTTTAGAAAGGAAACAAGATGGCTCTCACGACAGTAAGTGAATTACGCTCCACACTTGGAGTCGGCACCCTGTACACAGATGCCGTTTTGCAGGAAGTTTGTGACGCATCAGATGCAGTCCTACTTCCAATGCTATGGGCTCCAAAATGGTTTACAGTTGCTCACAGTAATGTTGTCGGCACTGGCACTTTATATTTTAACGATAACATTGTCGATACTTTCTATGTAGGTCAAAGCGTCACGATTGCCAATTCAGGTTCTTCTTATAATGGCACTAAGACAATCACAGCAGTAAGCGATTATTCAATTAGCGTAGCAACAAACCACACTGTTGCTCAGGGGTATCACCCAATCTTTCCTTATGGATCTGTATCGACCACTACTTACACAGACTGGACAACCGATATGGCAGTCCAGCAAAGTGCTCTTATGATATCTGTCGAAATTTGGCAAGCGCGTACTGCAACCCTTTCGGGCAGTAACGCTGTCGATTTCCAGCCAAGCCCTTACCGAATGAGCGCACAGCTTCTCGCTAAGGTGCGAGGATTGATCGCACATGCACTTGATCCGCGTTCGATGGTGGGCTAATGCCTGTTGCCATCACTACTCTTAGAACCACTTTAGCAACTGCTTTAGTAGATAATGCCAAGTGGCAGACTTTTGCATTTCCACCGGCAACAGTCCTTGCTAACTCTGTAATTGTGTCTCCAGATGATCCTTATCTGACACCAACGAATAATCAACACATTGGCATTAGCCCAATGGCTAACTTTAAGATAATTATGACTGTGCCTTTGTTTGATAATGAAGGCAACCTTAACGGGATTGAAGATACTGTTTGTGGCGTGTTCGCAAAGCTCGCAGCATCATCTCTCGTCTATAATGTAAGCGCAATCAGCGCACCAAGTATTCTCAACGCTGCATCGGGAGACCTTTTAAGCTGCGAGATGTCCGTATCAATCCTTACGAGTTGGAGTTAACATGTCCGAGTGGGAAAAAGAAAACGAAGCCTTCCTGATCAAGATCGGGCAGGTAGCACCAGCAGTATCAAAGCCAGTAACTACTAAGAAGGACGAGGAATAATCTCATGGCTGTATTTCTAAATAACAATGTAGGTGTGAAGATTAACACTGTCGATCTTTCAGACCATGTAACAGCAGTAACAATCAACCGCGTATTTGATGAACTAGAAGTAACGGCTATGGGAGATAACTCTCATAAGTTTGTTAAGGGTCTAGAGTCATCAACTGTGACAATCGACTTCTTAAATGACACAGCATCAGCGAATGTATTGGCAACACTACAGGCAGCATGGGGAACAACAGTCACATGTGTATTCCTACAGACAAAGGGAACAGCAGTCTCAGCGACTAACCCTCTGTACACAGTTTCATTGCTAGTCAATAACACAACAGACATCAATGGTGCTGTTGGCGATATTGGCACACAGTCAATCACATTTACTGCTAACTCAACAGTTGCAGTAGCCACAACAGGCACATTCTAAACAAACTATAAAGGGGCAAACCATGGCAAAACTAAAGATCGTTCGTAATGATGGAAGCGTACTAGAAGGCGAGATCACCCCAGCGGTGGAGTACTCGTTTGAGCAGTACGCTAAAAAGGGCTTCCATAAGGCGTTTCGCGATGACGAGATGCAGACCTCGGTCTATTGGCTAGCTTGGGAAGTTACTCGCAGGTCAGGTGAAACTGTCAAGCCTTTCGGGATCGACTTCATTGAAACATTGAAAAGTGTTTCTGTGGAGGACTCAGACCCTTTAGCTTAAAGCGCGATCTTCCGTTCACCTACCTAATTGCTAGGCTAAGCATTAGGTTAGGGATCGCGCCACAGCAGTTACTAGAGCTAGATCGAGACATGCTCAATGCATTGTTTCAAGGTCTTACAGACGAAGCAAAGGAGTCAGCAGATGCCCACAGAAGTAAAAGGCGCCGTTGAACTTCGTAAAGCCCTAAGAAACTTTACTCCTGATCTTGCTAAAGAAACTCAAAAAGAAATAGCTGCAATCCTTAAGCCGATTACGACAAAGGCTCGAGGGTTTATTCCATCTACCGCACCTTTAAGCGGATGGGCTAAAAGCAATAACGGCAGATGGGGAAATCGAGTCTGGTCATCATCTGAGGCTAAGCGTGGGATTGGGTACAAGACAACTCCATCTAAACCTAATCGTTCTGGATTTCGTTCACTAGCTCGCATTGTCAATGCTTCTGTCTCAGGATCTATCTATGAGACCGCTGGTCGTAAAAATCCACAAGGTCGAGAGCAAGCACCATTGGCGAAAGTTGTTGCTCCTGGTCATCCTAATTTTGGCAAGACAATTCGTTCAGGATCTAAAGATCAGTCTTTAAGTAATAACCCTTACGCTGGTCAACAGTTTATCGATGCAATGAATCGCACAGGTCAAATAGTTAACGCTTTCCAAAGGGCAGAAGGTCAAGCAGGTCGTGCTACTCGCAAAATGAAGGGCCGCGCAATCTTTCGTGCTTATGCCGAAGATCAAGGCAAAGCTAATGCAGCGGTAATCAAGGCTATTGAAAACTCAAAAATTGAGTTTGAGAAAAGGACACGGGTGAAGTAATGGCAGCAGATGTAAAGATTGATATTGCCGCCGAATTCACGGGCAAAAAGGCTTTTAAGCAAGCTGAAACTTCGACTGAAAAGTTAACTAAAAATGTAAAGCAACTTGCTGCAAGTATTGGACTTGCTTATTCAGGCACACGAGTCTTAGCTTTTGCGAAGGCTTCCGTAAAGGCAGCAGCCGCAGATCAGAAGGCGCAGCAACAGTTAGCCCTAGCATTGAAGAATGTAGGACTAGAGCGCGATGCTGCTACATCAGAAGCACTCATCCAACGCTTACAAAGCGAATATGGAATAGTCGATGATCTTCTACGCCCTGCTTATCAGTCATTGGCTATCGCGACACGCGATACATCAGAAGCGCAGAGACTTCTCAATCTTTCTTTAGACATTAGTGCTGCAACAGGCAAGGATTTAGGCTCTGTCACAACAGCATTAAGTCGTGCATACCTAGGTAATAACACAGCACTTAGCCGCTTAGGCGTAGGTATATCAAAGGCAGATCTTAAGGCTAAGTCATTCTACGAAATCACGACAGATTTACAAGATACATTCAAGGGTTCAGCCACAGCAGCGGCTAACACTTTCCAAGGTTCAATGGATAAGTTAGGTGTTGCCTCTGCCAATGTTTCAGAAATCATTGGTACAAGCTTGATCGATGCTCTCAAAGGATTGGGAGATGAAGATTCTGTCGATAACCTAGCAGCATCGATGGAAAGAGTCGCGCAAAGAACAGGCGATATTATTCGCGGTGTTGGCGTTTTGATTAACAAGCTAAAGCAACTCCCGGGCATGCCTGACTTTAGTGTTCTTTACGATATTTCTTATTTACGCCTATTAGAAAAGATAGGCTCAAATTCCCGTGCAGGTTCTGCTGGCGGATTCCCACAAGGACCTCCATCTGATTTAACTCGACAGTTTCCTACTCAAACCGCACAGACAAAAGTAGCAAAAGACACCCTTAAGATTAACAAAGAAAGTCTTAAACTTGCTAAGGCTAGAGCAGTCTTTGACCTACAAAAGATTCAGATCGAAGCAGCACTTAAGGGCAAGATCTCAGCAGAAGATGAGATCCGCCTAAAGCTCATGAAGGCAATTCTTGATGAGAACATCACTGATGTTGAAAAGTATCAAAAGGCTTTAGAAGTTGCTCAGACAAAAACTAAAGAATTAACTGAGTTACTTGCAACAGTTAAAGCGATGGAGATCAAAGACCCGTTCGGCGCGTGGTCGGTTGATCCGCTTACTGCTGCTATCAATGAACTTACTAAATCAATGTTTTCTGTACAGACACAGATTCAAGCGAATGGTAAAGAGTGGTCATCGTTTGCTAATTCTGTGGCAACCACAGTCATTCGACCTAACCTGACAGAATGGTCATCCTCTTACAGCACAGCCTCAGCTAATGCAGCAGCTGCAACGGCAGCAGCTAATGCTGCATTAACAGCGACAACTACGGCAGCTTCTAAGGCAGCAGCAGAAGCTGCAGCGGCCAGCGCAGCGGCTATTGCAGCAAGTAATAAAACAGCTTCAGAAGCAACAGCCTCAGCGGCAGCAGCAAGTGCCGCTGCAATCGCAGCAGCGAACAAAGCTTCGGCAGATGCGATAGCAAAAGCGCAAGCAGAAGCCGCTACTACCTTGGGTAAATTAAATGCAGAAACTGCTGCAAGCACAGCTGCGGCAGCAAAAGCAGCACAAGATGCTATCGATGCTGCTAATAAAACAGCAGCCGAAACAGTCGCAGCTATTCTTGCTAAAGCTTCCGCAGAAGCAGCGGCTAAAGCAGCAGAAGCCGCAGCAGCCAATGTTTCTATTTTAGAAGCATTTAGAGCAGCAGAAGCCGCAGCAGCACAAACAACCGCAACAGGCGGCTCAACTAAGATTGAAGTAACTGTTACAGGCGATCCTTTTACAGATCCTAATGCTGTAGCAGAAAAGGTAGTAGAGATTATTAGAGGTGCTGGTAATCGTGGCACAGTAGATGTTTTCGGGATCGACTAATGACTTGGCTTCCTGAGTGGCGTGTAACAGTAGGTGATGATGTTTATACGACTGTCACCGCTGTATCCTTTTCCGCTGGTCGAATTGATATCGATCGCCAATGCGCAGCAAGTTATTGCCAAGTAGACATTATTAACACAGATGGCTCACCCTTCACCATTGATGTCACAGATGCCTTGACCTTAGAACTTAAAGATAGTGCTGGCAACTATGTCACTATGTACGGCGGCGAAGTCTCAGACTTTACAATCGGAGTCCGTAGTCCTGAGGAAACAGGTTTTGTCACTTACGGCAGGATCTTAGGCGTTGGCTTCCTTGCCAAGCTCACTAAGTCTGTCTATAACACAGCCCTTGCAGAAGCCTTAGATGGCGCACAAATCGCAGCCATCGTTGACAATGTTCTTAACCTGACTTGGGCTGAGGTTACTCCCACACTCACATGGGACACATACCCTGCAACTGTCACATGGGAAGATGCAGAGTCCTACATCGGCACTATTGACCCGGGCTTTTATACCATGATCAACCTTGCAGCATCGGCTACAGCTCGATCCAATAGCCTGACAGATCAGATTGCTAACAGCGCACTTGGTCAAATGCATGAGGAAAAGAATGGCTTAGTTTCTTATGATGATGCAGACCATCGCAGCACATATCTTGCAGCTAATGGCTTTACTAACATCGACGGCTCTTATTCAAGCCCTAGCACTATTCGCTCAATTACGACAACTAATCGCATTCGCAACAGCCTAATCTATAAATACGGCACAGGATACGCCTCGACCTACAGTACCTCTGACACCGATTCTATTGCTACCTACGGGCTTTACGAGCGATCCTTTGAGTCAAATATTAAGACCTTGACTAACATTACTGAGATCGGCTCTAGAGAGCTTAATCTGCGGAAGAATCCTAGAGGCTCTCTTGAAGCTATTACCTTTCGCCTAGATAATCCAGACCTACCTAGTGCAGACCTTGA